TTATGCGGGACCGTTTACTGGTCCCAACCGTCGCGCCTGGCGAAATACAGGTCGGGACGTTCCTTCGAAACGGCGTCAATGGCCTGGGCCTTCGTCGCGTCCTTGTGGTCCGCCTGGTATTTCTTGACTTCGTTGTCGAAGTCGGTTGACCCGCCCGTTCGCGTGGTCCCGACGATTTTCGTCGCTTCCACGGCCAGCCCGTTCGCGTGTTCAAGGGCCTTGAACTGGTCTTCGGCGGCGTCCTTGCCAGCCTTGCCTTCAATGGCGGCCAGCTTGACGGCGTGTTCATGGGCCGTCCCAGGGATAGCGGAAAAGGCGGCGGTCCTGGTTTCCCATTCGCGCAAGCTTCGTTCGCTTGCCAGGGTCGCTTCCAGGTTGGCGATACGGTCGTTCGCTTTCGCGAATTCCTTCGACATTTCGCCTTCAGGCTTCGCCAGCTTGTCGGCTTCTTCCTTTGCCTTCAATGCGGCGGCCGCGGCTTCGTCTTCAGCGGTTGGCGCGGGTCCCGCGGCCTTTTCAGCCATTGCCTTGATTGCGGCGACTATGTCGTCAACCGTTGCTTCTTCGCCCAATCCCAGGGCGGCGGCGATTGCTTTCAGTTCTTCAGTCATTTGATGATTTCCCCCTTTTGAATTCGTTCCCAGGTCGTCATTGCCCTGGTCCTTTTCGGCGCGGTGTTCGGGGGAACCGTCCCCCAGGTCAACGGAATGACGACCGCCGACCAGCTTTTCGAATAGTTCGGACAAGTTTCCGAACAAGGCCCTGAATACAGGCGCGCCGCGCTTGCCTTTGATAATGTCCGCAAGCTTGCCCCGTATGTCGTCGAATTCGGCTTTCAGTTCCGACGTCGGTATCTGGTCGCCCAATTTGAACGAATAGACACGCGCGCCAGTCCTGGCCCCGCCGAATACCAGGGCCCGTTCCAGGGTCGCCCCTTCAACTGCTGGTTCTTCCGCGCCAAGAAGGGCGACGCCCGTTATCACGGGGCCATAATCCCCGACCTTGTCTTCAATCTCGACCGATACGGTCGAATATTGACCGCCTTCAATCAAGTCGGCGATAGGTTCGGGAATTCTATCGAAGGAAGCAATATTCCAGCTTCCCTTCCGCTGAAGACCGCTTATGCGGCCGACGGCGATTTGACCCTGGCCGTGGTCCCCCGTTATCACTTCAACGGGAACGCCCAGGGCTTCAGCAATCCGACGGTTGAATTCGTCGGAAGTATGCCCGCATTTTACAGGCGCGACGGCGGGAACGCCCGCTTCGAAAGCCTTGACCATATTGTCCAGGTCGGCTTCCGTCCAGGTTCGTTCGAACCCCGCGCTATCGGTCCAGGTCCCCGCGCCAAACACGAAGACGCCCGAAACGGTTTTCATGTTCGGGGCCTGGAATTGCTTGACCCAACCGAAGCGGGTCATTTCGTAGCCGTCGGCTTCGGCGGCCGTGGTTGCTTCCTGGTATGCTTCCGCTTCCGACTTCTTCGCGGACAATGCCGCGTCGTAAGCGGTCCAGAAGGCTTCGGGATACTGGTCGGCTTTCATTTCGCCAGGCCAGGCCCCCGTTATCTTATGTTCAAGCCAAGCGCAAAAGGCGTTCGGGTTGGACTTGTCGCCGTTTTTAGCGACGCAATCGTCGAAGTTTCCGTATGGTCCGAAAGGCATTTACAACCCCCTTCCTGGACGCCCAGGGGCGGCCAGCATTGCGTTAGATTGTCGCCCGACCACAACGCCACAAGCCCGCAAACGGGACATTCGGCGAAAGCCTGGTTCCCCATTCCGCGGGAAAGTTCCTGAAGGATATTCATTTCGATTGTGCAGTTCGGGCATTTCATTTCCTTTTCCCCGACCAGGCCGTGAACAAAAAAAGACCCCGCGACGGATAACCGTCAATCGGGGTCGGTCGGGGCCAACTATTCGGGCGGTCTTTGGTAGCGGGTCGGGGAATTGAACCCCGTTCTGCGACTTATGAGAACGCCGACTTGCCGTTTGTCCTACCCGCGCCGCCTGATATTCGGTTGTTAAGTGTCGGCCGTAACCGCGGCCTGGTCCTTGCGATTATTATTGCCGTTCTTCTGTAATATGTCAAGCAAGTCGGCAACCTTGATAATGGCGACGTGCTTTTGTCCGTGTCTTCGGTCCTTGATAACCAGGTTATCGCCGACGACCTGGGCCAGCTTTTCCGTCCCGCAACAATCGCAATATATGACGTCGCCGTTCTTCATTCTACGCGTCCGCCATTGCCGCCAGTTGCTTCGCCGTTTGTTCGGTCAAGGTATAGTTCAATTCCTTTTCAACGGCCGTGAAGGATAGTTCAATCACGGTCCCGTCGTCCTGGGCCTTGATGATATTGGCGAAGCCCGACGGGGTCGTTGTCCCCGATATTTCGCGGAATTTCGAACTTATATCGTGAACGGTCCCCTGGGCGTCCGTGACCAGGACTTCCGTTCCCTGGTCGTTCCTGGTTATTCGAAGCTTGTTCGGTTGCGCCATGATACATTCCCCCTTTTCGTTTAGTCGTCAAATATGGTCCGTGTCCATTGTCCGTCGCGCTTGACGGAAAGGTGACAACGGCAATTCCCGCGACAAGTGACTTGCCCCGCGGGGACGGTCTTCAGGGTCCGCCAGCCGCCAGGGTATTCGCCCGCCAGGTCGGGGCAACCGAAGAAGCCTGGGGAAGCCTGGCAATGAACGGCCCGCGGGTCCAGGTTCCACTTGACGGGTTCGGGGTCAAGTCCCTGGGAAGCCCGTTCGTCTTCGCGGACTTCGCCGACGGTCCGTTGTGTTTCAAATAGGGCGACCCAATATCCGCCCGCGTATTGGGCGGGGGCCGCGCGGCTTGCGGCCGTCGCGTTCTTGATTGCCAGGGCGACGCCCTTTTGTTGTTCAACGGCCAGGCCGCCAATGACAAGTCCAGGGACGGCGGCGGCCAGGGCCAGGGAAAGCTTTTCGTGAATATGCGGGACCAGGTTTTCGCGGACCAGGGCGACGTTTTCGGCCGCCAGGCGTTCGGCTTTCGCGCGGACCTGGGGAAGTTCGGAACGGGTTCCCGCGACCGTCTTGACCGCGCCTTCGACGCCCTTCGTCATAACTTCGACCAGGCGTTCTTCCAGCTTCGGAATTTGACTGTCAAGGTATGTCGAAAGTTCGGGAAGCGTCGCCCCGTTCTTCGCCCTGGTTGCCAGGTCACGCTTCAGCGCGGCCGACCAGGTATCGAAGACGGATACAATCTTCCGTTGTTGGCGGTTGGTCTTTTCTTCCCAGGTCCCCGACCCTATTCGTTGCTTTTGACCAGCCTTCGGTCGGGCCTTGAATGCGTGTCTATGCTTTGTCTGGACGTTCATTTGACCCCCGCTTCCAGGCCAGCGACGGAACCTTCCAGGACTTTCAACCGTCGGGCCGTGTCGCTATTGTCGGCGGGGGCGGCGTTCTTCGCCAGGGCCCCGACCTTGTCGGTCAAGGCGTCAACCTTTCCAGGAAGGTCGAATATCCCGCCCAGGGGCGGGGCTTCAACGTCCCGCGGAACCCCGCGTTCGTCTTCAGGAAGTTCGGGAAGGTCCGCCAGGCTTCGGATATGGTCTTCGTCCAGGTCGGTCGGGGTCAATAGCTTCGCCCCGATTGCCGTATTCATAAAGTTGACCAGGGCGACCAGGTCAACGCGGCCTGGTTTCTCCCATACGATTGTCGGGTATCCCGATATATTCGGCCACTGGTTGAACTTGAAAAGATACGGGACAAGTTGTTGGTTCCAGGTTTCAAGAAGGTATCGCTGGACCGCTTCAAGGGCCAGGGCGAAGAAGTCATGCGACCCTTTGACAAGGGCCTGGGTCCCGACGTTCCCCATTCCCAGGATAAGGAATTGGGAAAAGAAACGCATTAGCATAATTTTATGCCAGCGGTCAATTACGACGTTCGTGTCGTATATCTTCGACCCGCCAGCATAGGCGCGAATGTCCACGCCTTCGGGTTCGATAAGGTAAACTTCTTCGTCCTTCCGAAGTCCCTTCAGGGCGGCCTTCAGCGTGACAATGTCGTTGTCTTCATATCCGCCTTCTTTTAGCTTCGCGACGGGCATTCCGCCGACGTCCCTTTCAATGCCGATACCTTCCAGGTCTTCCAGGTTGCGGGCGAACTTATAAGGCCGATACAAGGCCCGAAGAAGGGACTTGCCTTGCGGGTTCCCCTTCCTTCCGCGGAATTTGAAATGAAGACATTTCGATATTGGAATGGTAAACGTTCCGCCCGAATTCGGGTCCAGTTGAACGAAGGCGTCCAGCTTGTCCCGTTCGGCTTCGTCGTATTCCCAACGGTCAAGACTTTCCTGGCCGCGTGGGTCAATGTTACGAAGCCACAATCGGCCGTCGGCCCGTTTGTCCAGGACCAGTTCGCCCAGGGCGAACCCGAAGTCCAGGCTTTCCAGGGCGTCTTCAACGTGTGAATTCCACGTTTGCCCGTCCATATTGTTCATACAGTCCCAAAGCCATTCCGCGGCGGCGGCGTCATTGGGGGACCCGCCAGGGGACGGTTGAACGTCGAAGGTCGCGGCCTGAAGGGGAAGCTTGATTGCGTCCAGTTGGGCCCCGATAATAGGGTCGTCCCTCATTTCCAGGTATAGCTTGACTTCGCTGGACCATGACTTCAGGGCGTTCAGGTATTCTTCCCGAATACGGCCGCCCATGTGTTTCAAGCCCGTGGTTCCGATTATGGTCCGAAACTTTTCAGTCCCGACGTCTTGATGATTATGGGAACGCCGCCCTTCAACCTGGCGGCGTTGTGAACGTTTTGAATTCGGGTCGGGCGGGGTATATCCTGGCCGCTTGCTTTCAGTAACCATGTATCAACCCCCTTTGTTTTCGGTTATGTCTTGTTGGTAATAATAAGCTGGTTTTCCGATAGTGTCAAGTTGACACAATGGAAAGTCCACGAACGAACGTTCGTCAATCGCGCCAGCGACTTTCCTTCTTTTCGGACTGGACCCCGCCGCCAGTGTCCAGGTCCTTCAACCGCGGCTTCAGGTATCGAAGGCCGTGGACCAGGACGTCAACAATGTCGTCATGGGCCCCGTTCGGAAAGTCCCCGACTTCCTTCAGGAAGTCCGCCAACCAGTCCGCGCGGAAGGGGACCAGGACTTGACCGACTTCCATAATGCCCGTGACGGTATGGGCCCGCGTGACCTTGTCGTCCAGGGCCTTGACCGCCCGAAGCGGAACGCCGCTGTCAACCTTCAGTTGTTGAATAAGGGATATTCCCGAAGACTTGTCTTCAATCAGGACGCGGTCGGGCTTCCACTTGTCGAAGTTCGCCGTCGCCGCCCTGGTCAATTCGGGGAAGGTCAACCTGGCAACGTATAGGTCCAGAAGGAAGAATTGTTGGGGCTTCCGTCGGTATCCGATAGTCAAGCAAGCCGAACGGTCGTGTCGTTGCTTTTCCTTGTGGGCCGTGTCCCATATCTGAATAACGCGGGACCAGGACCGCGGTTCGTTCGGGTCGTATGACTTGAACCAGGCCGTCTTGATAATGCCGCCGCCTTCAGGTTGCGGCTTCCCGCGGAATTGGCTTGTCCACCAAAAGGGCCCCGACGAAATACGAAGCTTCTTCAGGGCCAGGTCGTCGTATCGTTCGGGCCAAAGGGCTTCCCCTGGTTTCCGTCCCAGGACGTCCCCTTCTTCGGCCAGGGCGGGAAGGTTGATTGCTTCCCAGGGGTCGGGTTCAACGTCCACTTCCAGGGACCGTTCCGCTTCTTCGGGGTCCTGGGGCGGGTCCCCCATGAGTGCCCCCGCCAGGTCTTGTTCATGCCAGCGCGTCATTATGACGATTATCGAACCGCCTGGGGCAAGCCTGGTCCTTGCGACGGAACGATACCAGTTCCAGTTCCGCCGACGATACACGGGCGAAAGGGCTTCGGCGTCGTTCTTGATAGGGTCGTCAATGATAATCAGGTCGAAGCCGCGGCCAGTGAAGGGTCCGCCGATACCAGCGACGAACATTCCCCCGCCGTATCCCCGAAGGTTCCAGCGGCCCTTCGCTTTCGTGTCGGCCCGAAGTTGAAGTCCCAATTCGTCTTCGTTGTCCGCGATTGTTTCCTTCGCCTTGCCGCCCCATTCGGAAGCGTATCCCATTTCGTAAGACGCCAGGCCGACCTTCTTCCAGGGAAACTTCTTCAGGAACCAAACGGCCGTCCAGTGTGAAACAAGTTCGCTTTTCCCGTGTTGTGGGGGAACCGTTATCGCGAAGAAGCGTTGACCCAGGGCGACTTCGGATATTCGGTCGGACAAATATTCGACATGGCGCGGCCTGGTATATGACCCGTGGGAAAGGTGTTCGGCCAGGGAAGCGGGCGTCCTGGACCAGTCGCGGGCGTCTTCGCGTTGACGAACTTCGACCGCGGCGGCGGCGTCCTTGAAGTGGTATGCCTGGCGTGTTATCATGCGCGCTTCCCCCTGTAACCTTTCGGACTTTCCCAATATCGGCCGCGCTTCTTCGGCGGCCTGAAGGCTTCCAGGTTGGGGGCGTTCAAGCCTGGGGGCGTGTCGGTCCTGGCCGTGGCGTAACCAGCGGCCGCCAGTTGTTCGACCGTCACGGTTCCCGCGTCGGTCCGTCCGATAATCAGGACCACGGTCGTCGTCGTTGCGTCTGTGTCGTTGTGTATTATTGGCCTTTCCAGTCAATCGTTATTTCGACCAGGTCCGCGTATGCGTCGGGGTCCTGGTCAACCAGGTGTTCAAGGACGGGTATCGCTTCGAAGGCTATCCCGAACCCGAAGGCGACGTTCCGTTCGACCGACGCCTTGACCTTTTCCGCCTGGTCCCTGGTCATAAAATAGCGGAACCGCGGCGGCGGGTCAACGTCGAAGTCCCCCTTCCAGGTAACGGGGCCGCCCGTCGTGTCCTGGGGCCGCTGAAGGCCATTGCCCGCGGTATTTCCCCCAGGGAAGGGCGTCGCCAGTTCTTCGTTGAAGGCGGCCGCGGTTATGGGTCCAGCCGTGACGACCTGGGGACAACGGCGGCATTCACGGACTGGCCGCTTGCCAGGCTTTCGAATGACGACAATATTCCCCTTCTTCAGCGGGGCCCCGCATTTACGACAAGCCCCCTTCATTTGTCCCGCCAGTGTCCCGTCAAGCGAATGACGACCACGTCGCGGCCCGTTCCCTGGTATCGGGTCCCGCCAGTCGGGACTTCGGTTTCTTCGGCTTCCTGGAAGACTTCGGTCTTCAGTTCCAGGATACGGAAGCGTCGAAGGAAGCGGCGGACTTCCCCGACGAAGGCGTGTTTCCTTTTCCATTCGGTCATTCGGACCCCCCTTCGGGAAGTGCTTTGGTCTTCCCGTAATAAGTGTTCAAGACCTGGTCCCCCCTGGTTATGAATTCGCTTTCCCGCTTGCGGACCAGTTCGGGCGGGTCGTTCGTGATAACGTTCACGGCCAGGAAGACGGCGAACATATCCTTGACCAGCGGCGGAAGAACTTCGATAATGACTTCGGCCTTCGACGTGGCAAGTCCACGCGCCAGGCGTTCCCCGTATTGATACGTCGTCGCCAGCTTCCCGATTGTCGCCAGGTCAATGTCCAGGGTCGGGGCCAGGCCCGCCGTGACCTGGTCTTCGATTTGCTTCTGATACTTCCGAATTCCCGCCGTGACCAGGGCCCCAATGTCGCGGAACGTTCGGACGTGTTCTTCGGTCATTTGGTCAACCTGGGTCTGGACGTCCTGGAAGTCCGCGCTTTCATGCCTGGCGGCCCGTTCCAATATCTTCGCTTGCCAACCGTATTCGGACGAATAACGTTCCAGGGTCTTCAATGAGATTTCCGCCCCGACGCCGCGGACAAGTCCCCAAAGCCGCTTCAGTGTTCGGTTGACCCCCATTTGTTCATATACCAGGAAGAAGTATTCCTGGCGTTCGTCCGCCCGAAACGCGTTCCAGGGACGGGGCGGTTGCTTCTTGTGACTTTTCTTCGTCGGTTCCTTTGCCATGTTACGCGGACCCCCCTTCCTTCTTCCAGTCGTCGAAGCTATAAAAGGCGCAATGTCGCTTCCCTTCGGTCCCGTCCTTCTTCAAGTAAACGCCGCGCATTCCATAAGCGGGCCCGTATCCTTTCGAATTCCCGAATATTTCCTTCACGACGGACCTTTGTTCGCGGCGGTCAACCAGGACGTCGCCGACGTGGAACGGGCATTCATTGGCGGCGTGGTATTTCCGCAATTCCCCCAGGCGGCGGCCAATGTCCGAACGCTGGTCTTCCAGGGCGTTGATTTCCTGGGCGATTTCCTGGGGCGTCATATCTTCGGCCTTCTTCATAGTGTCGCCCCCGTTCCGTGTCCGTGGTTGGTTCCGCCGATTGACGTCCGTATCCCTTCGGCAACGGCCAGGCAATGACGGCAATAATCCGCGCCAATAACGGAAGCATGATACAACAAGGCGTTCGCCAGCGGGGTTTCAGCCCGCGCGTTCGCTTCGTCCCAGGTTCCCAGGGTTTCCAGGTCGTTCACGTCAACGGCCGTCCAGTCACAAGCCCGTATCGGATAGCCGAACGGTTGTCGGTATAGGTGAACGCGGTTCCGCTTTTGTCCCCCCTGGCGGGCGATAATGTCGCGGCGGTCCTTGTGACCGACCAGCTTTTCGGTCGGGATATTGACCACGGTCGTCGGTCGGTTCGGCGGTAGTATCGAAACGTCGCCGCCGTCAACCAGTATCGTTTCCCCTTCCTTCGCCTTGTATATCGCTTCTTCGACGGTAGTTATGACGTTTTGACGTGACCGCCAGGCTTGCCCCTTCGTCCCGTTGTGGAAGTCAATCCGAACCAGTTGGCCGCGGTCTTCCGCCAGGACGAATTCACAAGGAAGCGGGGCATGACCAGGGGCCCGAAGGTTGATACCGACCCCGCGCCAGGCTTCGAATACAAGTTCGGTGCAAATGAAAGCCTGGTCCCTTCCGTATGGTATTTCGGCGGGCGTCATTCGCCGCGGGGGTTTCCCGTGGACCAGGCGGCCAGCCTGGAAACGAAGGACGCCGACCAGAAGCTTCAGGTATAGCGCGAAGTCGTATCCGTGACGGCCGAAACATGACGCCTTCCCGACGGCGATTTCCCCCAGGTATTCTTCGGACCTGGACGCGTTCAAGCGGTATTTATGGGCGTTGAATACCTTCCAGAATTCGGGGTTGTCTTCGTTGACGCGGAAGACTTGATAATCCCGCTTCGCATACCAGGAAAGGCGGCCCATTGTCGGGCCCTTCGCGACGCTTTCAATTATCGAATAGTCGTCTTCGTCTTCCAGGTATCCGTCAATCAATAAGAAGTGATACAACGGCGTTTGCGGGTCGAAAAGGTGATACGCCAGCTTCCCCAGGACGTTGTAATTCGCGACGCCGACGACGTCGCCAGCCTGGTATATTATGCGTCGGTCGCTGTCTTGTTCGACTTTCATGGTTTCCCCCCTTGCGCTTTTCGCGCTTCTTCGATTGCCTTGTCCGCCATGCCAGGCTTCGGGACGTATAACAGCGGACCCTTTTCCGTCGGCGGTCCTTCTTCGACGACTTCGGGCGGCTTCGTATGGTCCAGAATGTAAAGGACGTCGGCAATCAAAGCCCTATGCTTCAGGCACGTTTCGGGCTTGCCTGGTTCCTTCGCGAAGATTTGTCCGCAACCAGGGAACGGACAACGGAAAAGTGGTTCCCGTTTCGAATTGAATACTTGCTTCTTCCCGTTCTTATTCGCCATTGATAACCCCCTTCTTTTCCAGCTTGTCCTTCAAGCGGATTGACTTCGTTTCCCTGTAATATTCGAACTTCTTCCGAAGCCCTGGGACGAACTGAAGTTGGTCAATCATTATCTGGACGTCGGCCAGTTCTTCGGCGACCGTGTCGTCGTCCCAGGGGATACGGCCGCGGACGGCATGAAGGACGGCCGCCCCCGCTTCCGCCAGTTCTTCCGCCGCCATGCGGAATTGTGGGTCGTTGCCGTAGGTTTCCATTGCCTTTTCGTATATCTTCGACCAGGTCATTTCGGGACCTTCTTCCCCGACGCGTCGCGCTTCCAGCCGAAGCCCCCCAGGACGTTTCGCGGTCGGCGTAACGGTTGGGCCCCTGGGACGCCGCGGCATACGGGACAAATGGGCGTGTCCCGTTCCCAATCAATTTCGGTCCCGTTGACCATTTCCAGGCGTTCCATTCCTTGCCCGCATTTCGAACAAACGACTATGTCCATATTGTAACCCCCTTTCGTTTTTATTTCGGGAATTCCCCGACTGTTATTCCTTCGGCTTCGCCCAGGTATCGGGCCAGGTCCTTCTTGATATAGTAAGATTTCCCCAGGGCATTCAAGACCAGGCGCGCGGACCTGGCGAAAGTCCGCCAGTCAATCCGCGGCCCCGTGTATTCGGGCGGAAGCCGTTTCGAATAGTTCAAGGTCCCGACCTTGTAATGGTCCACGAACGCCGCGGTTTCTTCGATAAGCTGAAGCGTTTCCGACGGGTCAATGACGGGTTCCAGGGATACCCAGGTCCCGACGCCCTTGTCGTGTGCTTCCTTCAGGGCGGCCATGCGTTCGGCGGGAAGGGCCGCCCCTGGTTCCCAGGACTTTGACCTGGAAGCTTGAATGAAGGTCAAGGTCGTTCCGAATAGGTCCGCGGGCCCCAATAGGTCGAAGTCCCTGGTCGCGCGAAGCCCGCCCTTCGTGAGTATCGCGACGGGAATTCCGTATCTGTGAAGTTCTTCAATCGCCCGCCTGGTCAACTTGAATTCCATGTCGGCGGGTTGATACGGGTCCGTGACGAAGGACAAAAGGACGTGTCGGTCGTCGCCCCTGGCGTTCATTCGTTCGGCGTCCTTCCGCAAGGCGGCCAGGGCCCCGTCGCCTTGTTGCCTGGGGACCGCGCGGCGGTAGAATTCCGCCCTGGGAATGTGAAGGACGTCGGCCCCGTAGCAATAGACGCAACCATGTTCGCAACCAGTATATAAGTTCGCCGCCAGTTCGAAGTATTCCCTGGCGCGGCCGCTTGCTTCGTATATCATACGGCCCCCCTTGCGACCTGGTCCTGGTAACGTCGGGCTTCGCGGCGGACACGGGCCCAGGAATGGGCCAGTTGGCGTTCCATTGCGTCGCGGACGCGGACCGCGCTTTCCAGGTCGGCTTCCGCCTGGGCGGTTTCTAATAAGTGAATGGCTTCCTGGGCCGCCTTCGGGTCCAGGACCGTTCCTTCCTTCAGGAAGGTATTATTTCCGTCTTCCACGTTGCCCCCCTTTCGATTGATAACATTCTTCGTGATAGTAAACGGTCGTATTCCAGGACCCGCCGCTGGAAGACTGGCGGGCCGTGGTCTTGACGCCCTTTTCGCCGACGGCTATCTTTTGCCCCTTCGGACATTGCTTGAAGTGGCAATCGCGTTCGGCCGTGGCCGTGAATAGTGTCGCTGTCATTTCGTCATTCCTTCCAGCTTCAGCGTTCCCCCATGATAAACGCCTATCCCCAGGGCGTCGTATTCGTGTTCGGTCAATCCCCTGGGAAGCCTGGGGAACCTGAAGCAAAGGTTTTCCTTCGTGGTTTCCTTCGTGGCATGGCTTGACCCGACGACGCCGTTCTTCCAGGTCGCGGGGTTGTATGCCGCCAGGCCCAGGCCCAGGCCCTTCGCCCATTCCTGAATTGACCTGAAGACAATCTGAAGGCCCGCGATATTTCGGTTTCGGTTCGTCCCATGCCAGGCGAACTTCACGTCTTCGATTGCGATTTCCTGGAAGTCGTATTGCTGGACCAGGTGAACCAGTTCGTTGATAATGAACTGGAAGCGGAAGGAATAGTCAACCTTCTTCGTGTCGATTTTCCCCCAAGCGACCAGGCGGTCGTCGTCGAAGACGGCCCAACCCGAAACGGTCGAAGATGGGTCCAGGGCCAGGAAGCGCGTCATTGCTGGCCCCCTTCTTCGGGTTCTGGTTCCTTGAAGTGACAACATTCTTGACGACATAAATAATGTCCGTCACTTTCACAATCCCAATCGCCAGGCTTTCGTTTCCTGGGTTCAAAGCCGTCACATTTGGCGTCGGCGTCCCGAATTGTGGGGATTCCGTCGGGAATAGGACCAGGGGTTGCTATCCGCCGCCAGGCGAATCGAATGACGGCTTTCCAAAGTCCTTCGGTTGATATGATAATTTTCATTCCTTCGCCCCCTTCCCGCGCCAGCTTTCGCCCGTGATAACGGCCGACGCGCCTTCCTTGACGCGGTCCAGGATACGTTCGGACTGGTCCGCCAGCTTGTTCGCGGTTATGACCAGGGGAAGGCGTTCGCGGTATCGGTAGTCAACCAGGGCGTCCAGTTGGGCGTCCCGCCAGGCCGTTCGATTGTGGGCCCCCAGGTCGTCCAGGACAACCAGGTCGGCTTCCTTCAGGCGGGACCAGAAGCGGCCGTATTCCTTGCCGTCTTCCAGCTTCGATTGAAGGTCGTTCAATAGTTCTTCGGCCTGGTAGTATATGACGCGTTCCCCGCATTCCAGGAAGGCCCAGGCGATAGCATACGCCAGGGTCGTCTTCCCGACGCCTGGAATTCCTATCAAAAGGAAAAGCGGCGGGTTGACTTTGTCTTCCAGGAAGGACTTGACCACGGCGAAGGCTTTTCGGTTTCCTTCGGTCTTTTCCAGGTCCCCCAGGGTCCGCGACCTGGTATGGCGCGGGACCCTGGAAGTGTGGACCCGTTCTTCAATTCGTTGTTTCCAGGCTTGTTCTTGACGTTCTTCGGGCGTTTGCATTTACAGTCCCCTTTCCTTTGCCTGGGCGACCAGGTCGTCTTCGGTTGGAAGAAGGGAAGCCTGGCGGCCGAATATCGGTCGGGTCGGTTTCCCAATGTCTTCATTGACATATACCATTGACACGAAGACGGGCTTCCCATTCATGCCGCGGGACGAACATTTCGCTTCCCAGGCGGATATTATTTCGGTTTCAGAATAACCCCTTTGAAGCATTCGCGCAATCGCTTTCGCTTCTTTTCCGTGGTTCGGAATAGGGTCCTTGTCCGTGATTGTCGGATACCCGAAGAACTTTTGCATTCCTTCAAAGTAAACTGAATAATCCCTTTTCACAAGGGCGCGGGGTTTCTTCGAAGAAGAAGCCCCTTTGTTCTTCTCTGTGTTACTCTCTGAAGGTTGTTTCTGGTTACTCTCTGGTAACGGGTTTTCGTGCGTAGCTTGTGCCTGGCCCGAAGGTGTCAACTTGACACTATGCAAAGGGTCAACTTGACCCAATGGAACGGGCCATTCTGACACAATGGACGGTTCACTTTGACACAATAGGGAAAGCCGTTCGTGGTTGACCCGATACCATTTCGTTCGGTCAATGTTCGACTTATTGAAGCAACCAGACACAAGGAAGCCCGCCTTTTCCAGACGCGCGAATATCCGCTTCAAAGTGGAAACGGACCACAAGTTCGCGAATTGGTCGGACCAGGCGGCGAACGTGTTATACGTCCAGAAGAAGCCGTCTTGTTCGTTACGGTTGGCCCGCTGGTTCAATATAACCCAATAGTGGACTTGTTGAAGGACCAGGGCTTCGTCAATGCCGTTGAACCCTGGGACCCCCTTCAGTAACCGCGCCAGTTCGGGAATAAGGACCAGCGGCCGTTCGTCGTATAGTAAGCGACTTTCGGCCCCCATTGATTATTCCCCCTTCTTCGGTTCGGCTTCCCCCTTGCCTTCTTCCGCGTCGAAGGAACCGACGTCAAGGACGCGTATCAACTTGTATCCTTCGGGCGACGGTTCCAGCCTTTCCAGGGCGGCCCGAACTTCGAACGGTTCCGAATATTCCTGGCCGACGGCCCCGCAATTCTTGACGCCCGATACGACGGCTTCGGTCGGGGACTTCCCGCGGCCCGCGGCCGACTTGATTTCCCCCGTCCCGTTGACGTATTCAATCAGGACGCCGAAAGGTTTCGCTTCTTCGGGAATATGGTTGAATGTGACCCCGTGTATCTTGACCAGGTGTTCGGGTCCTTCCTGGACCTGGACGGCGGTCCCTTCCTTCGGACTGGACTTGCCCGCCTTCTTTTCCTGGGCCTTCGGTTCGGCCAGTTTGGGGACGACGGCCTGAAGGACTTCGACGGTCTTCGTCTTCACGTCGAACTTGAAGTCCATTGCCGATTGTGGCGAAGCGATTGTCGCGGAAAGGCCCCCGTTCGGTTGGGCCAATAGGTTGACCAGGCGGAAGATTTCGAAGGGGTCAACCCTTGCCTGGAATTGAACCCCGACGACCATGTGACCCTTGTCGTCAAGGGCAATCGGAAGCTTCAGGTTCGAAATACCCTGGAAGGTGATTGATACGGCCAGCGGTTGAACAACTTCGGCGTTCTTCGCGTCCAGGACTTCGGTCTTCTTCGCTTCGGTCTTCTTCGTGGTTTCGGGCTTGTCTTCGGTTTTCTTGTCGGTCTTCTTGACCATGATATATTCCCCCTTTTCGGATAAAAAAAGGGAAACCGCATTATAAAATTTACGGGTCCCGTCGGATAGTGTCGCCGTTGAAGTAGCGTGTGAAGTGGTTATTGATAAAAGCCGCCTTGCTTTCGAAGCCCAGGCGTTCGGCTTCCTGGCCCAATTGTTCGTCCACGCCGACCAGGACGCGCCAGTTCCGATTGACTTTCCCAGGGGCGACTTTGCCCTTCTTGTGTTCGGTCTTGTTTACCATTTGGAACCCCCTTTCATTTCCCTTGATTGTAAAGCCCGCGGCTTGCCTATGTCAAGCCCGACGCGTCCCCTGGAATTTCGCCCTGGTCGGATATTTGGGAAGGGCCTTTTCGGGAAGGGTCCCCTTTCCCTGGTTTTCCTTCGGTCCTATGGGACCAGGGTTCGGCGTGTCCGAAGTGGCAAGGCCCGCAACGAATGACGCAATCTTCGCGGACCATTCGCCGCCCTGGTCGGATATGGACCAGTTGAAGGCCGCGGAAGTCGGGCGGCTTCAGGCAAAGCGGGCAAAGGATAACGTCGCCGTCCCTGGGGCATTCAAGAAGAAGTTCCGCCTTCAGCTTGCGGCGTTGATATTCCTTCTTCCCGTTTGCCTTCTTCCGTTCGAAGAAGGCGGCCGTATGCTTGACGACCGCCTTCGGTTTCGAACGAAGCGGGGTCCGCCGTTGTATCGGGGACCGCTTCAAGACGTCGGCCTGGAAAGCTTGTCCCATTCAGGGTCGGACGGGTTGGCCTTCTTCTTCGAATATGCCTGGACCTTCTTCCAGGCGGCTTCCAGGTCCTTCAGTTCGTCGGGCCGTGTCACGCCGCAAGCGGTCGCGACTTCCGCGGGGTTGACGGGCGGGACCAGTTTCCCCGCCCTGGTCAATAGGTCCCCGACGTGTTTGACGGGGTTCGCGGGCGGCGGCGGGTCCTTCGATACTTCCGCGGACGGCGGGGCGGCTTGTCGTTGACCTGGGGGCCGCTGGTCGGGCTTTGCCGCGGTTGCCTGGGCGGGTTTCGCCGCCGTGGTTTTCGTCGGGCCCGCCAGGAAGTTGTCAAGGGATTGTTCGACGGCCTTCCAGTATTTCCCCAGGATACGGGCCCAGGTTTCGGGGTCCAGGGCCAGTTCTTCCAGGTTGACGTCGGACTGGCAAGTCAACAAGTTCCCGACCTGGGCGATTGCCGTTTGTCCTTCAATGGAAAGCCGCTTGACGCCTTCCAGGGCCAGGTCGTCTTCCAGGCTTCGCTTCCAGGAACCGCCCCCGCCGCCAGGTTGCTTCCTGGAAACGGGTTGCCCCTGGTCGTCATATACCTGGACAATGGTTCGGTCGGGCCCGTAATCGCTTTCGGGCCTGGGGCGTTCTTCGACGTCGGCGATTATGCTTCCCTTGCCGCGGACGAAGGTCTTCAATTCCTGGTTGAATATGGTCATTCGAAGGGGCTTGTTCGCCAGCGGGTCGCCTTCAGGAAGGGAAAGGTTGACGGCCTGGACGCGGTCAAGCGACTTCGTTCCCTGGGAATATGGGACGTCAAGTTCGAAGTGGTCAAGCTGAAGTCGTTGTTTTGAAAGTGTCGTTCCTTTCGGTCGGTCGGCCATTATAGGACCCCCGTTCCGACGGTCTTGACGACCGCCCTGTATTGCGGGCAACGCGGGTTCGTGCAACGGATAGCGTCACGGTATCGGTTGAAGGCGGTCCGCTTCAGCGGCCGTTCGCAACCAGGGCAAGCCCCGCGGTCAATGTCGTCCTGGAACCGCTTCGGGTCGGGGCGGGCGGGAAGGTCGGCCCGCATGGTCGCCAGGTCTTCTTCCTTGTCTTCTTCGGTCGCTTCCCCTTCGCCTTCGTTCAAGTGGACCAGTTCGGCGGGCTTCCCGTCGCATTCGTCCTTCGGGCAATCTTCGAAACAACGGGGATAATTCCCCAGGTGTTCGACGTCACAAACGCGGGGTTCCCCCTGGTCCCCGCCAGGCTCATTCGGACCCTTGTCGTCGCCGTCATGGGCGGCGTCGTGACCTTCCCCCTGGGGCGGTTCCGCGGGCCCTGGGGCGGGCGGTTCATTCTTCCCCTGGTCGGCGGTCGGAAAGCTGTCAACGTCGGCCCAGGTCTTACATTCGACGACGCGGTCGGAACCTTCTTCTTCCCCGAACTTCGGGGTCCCTTCGCATTCGCCGAATTCGAACGCGCAAGTATCGCAAAGGTTCGCGCCTTCTTCGGCTTTGCCCCCTTCAGGCTTCGGGACGTTGACCGTGGTCTTCGTCGTGGAAGGGGCCTTTTGTTGTTGGGACTTGCGGGCGTCCTTCTTTTCCTTCTTCTGTGCTTTGGTCAATGGTTTCGTCATGTTCATTTCCCCCTTTTATTTCGTTCTGATTGTGGTCGTTCGGTCGTTGTAGAATTCGACGCCAGGAATGACGGCGGTCCCCTTGCTGGACCTGGCCTTCGCGTTCAACGTTTGCATATCGGGAAGCTTGTATTCGTCCGAAAGGGCCGTCATGTCCACGACGCGGGCCTTCCAGTTGTCCCTTCCCCCCAGGGTCCCCAGGTCGGTTCGGGTCCGTTCGGGCGGCGGGGCGACGTGTTCAAGGGTCCCCAGGGGAACGTCGAATTCCCCCGTCCCCGTGAACTTCGCTTCGTCCCTGGCAAGCCTGGCCTTTTCGTCTTCAATCCGACGCGCTTCCGCGGCGGCGACCCTGGCCTGGCGGTCGTATGTTTGAACCTGGTCCCTGGTCAATCGGTCGGCTTCCAGGACGGGAAACATTATGTCGTTGAATGCCTGGTTGACCAGGTCAAGCTTTGCCTTCAGGGGCCCGACCAGTTCGGTCTTCCTGGCGTTCATGGCCTTTCGACAAGTCAAGATGATTGCCAGGTCGTTCGTCGCGGGCTTCAGGTCTTCGTTCGTGGCAATGACCCGCGTCTTCGCGAACTGAAGAAGGGACGCGGCTTCCTGGTAAAGCGCGAACAATTCAGGGGCGGGCTTGTTGACCTGGCGTTCAATCGTTACCAGGGCGGCGGGCTTGCCTTGTTCGACCGCCTTTTGTTCGTCCCAAAGTGCTTCGACGTGTTCGCCTTCCGTCGGCCCTTCGTCCTGGGCGACGTTGCTATACCCTGGACAAGTCGGGGCGGTCGTGTCGTCTTCGTTGAATTCGCCGTCCAGTTCGGCCAGTTCTTCTTCCTTCGCGCAACCCCCGTCGGAAGGATTGTCCCAGGGACCAGTCGGCCCATATCCGAAGACGCAATCCGAAGGACAATTATATTTGACCTGGGGCGGGGCCTGGTCGAATAGACTGGCGACCTGGGCGACGGGCGGGGTTTCGACGGGGCCGAAGTCCAGTTCGGGAACGGGCTTGACCATTATCGAACCCGCGGGAATGGTTCGAACGCGGTCCCTGAAGGCGGCGACTTCCGCTTCGGGGACGTCCAGGGCGACGACGACGGCTTCGACGTGCCCGTGTTCGGTTGGGGCCTTGACGTGGAAGTCCAGCCCCAGGGGTTCGGCCGTGAAGTATGAATATTCGCGGCCAGTTGGTTCGCCCGTTTCTTGTTTGATATATCGAACCTTGACGATTGAAACGGGCGGGGCGGCTTCGGCCGCCTGGCGTTCCGCTATACATTGCGGACAACCTTCAGTCAATTCGAATTCCCCATGCTTACAATGCCCCTTGCTCATTTGGAACCCCCTTCCTTTCGAACATAGACTTCGCCACAATTCGGACATAGCTTTCGGTCGAAAGCGGGCCAGGCCGAAACGTGGTTCGATTTGTTCGAACAAGTGAATTTGTCTTCCTTTCCGTTCATGTCTTCCTTTCCTTCCTTTTCGTTATTTGGGGCCAGGCTTTGACCCCTGGCCCCATTGTATCGCCGTTGTAATGCCCTTGTCAAGTCGTGTCAATTCAAGCGGGCCTTCATTTCGGGGTCGTCCTTCGCCCTTTCCTGAAGGACGGCGACGACGGATAGGTCAACGTAATGGACGCCAGGGCGACCGTGAAGGACGGCCCAAAGTTGAAGGGTCGGGTTCCCTTCGAATGCCTGGCGAAGTTCTTCCCGTTCGTTTGCCTGGCGGTCGAATTCCAGAAGCTTCGCGTGTTCTTCTTCCAGGCGCGCCAGGAAAGCGCGGCGTTCCCGACGGCGTTCCAGGAAGCGGCCGACCAGGTTCCAGCGGGCGGGCGTCTTCGGGGCTTCCGCCCAAAGCTTCTTCGCGCAAGTCTTACAAATGCCGCTGGTCGTTCCCGTGACCCCCTGGCCGTCCTTCGTCCCCATGTCCGCCCCGCACCATGCGCAAACGACGTTCATTGTGGTTTCGAATTCCTTCTTCATGCTTCCCCCCTTTCGTTTCATTGATAGCGGTCCTTCATGTCTTCGATTGCCTGGCGAATTTCGCCGCGTTCTTCTTCGTCCTGGTCCTTCATATCGTCCCAGGCTTGCCAGTCCGTGACTTCGCCCTTCACGGCTTCCGCGACCAGGTCAACCAGTTCGCGGGGTTCGATAGCGTCCAGTTCCCAACATTCGTTCCCGTATCGGGCAATATAACCAGCGGCCCGCGGGTCCTGAATTTTAGTCGGGTTCGGAATAAGGTTGCGGGCCTGGACCTGGTCGAAGGTCAAGGCGACGCGCTTGACCTGGACGTCGAAAAGGAAGCCCGCGGAATAGGCGTTGAAGCGGTCCTGAAGGTCCCGCGTCATATCAAGGCCCGACGGGTCATGGTCCCCCAGGTGAAGAATGACGACCTTTTCCGCTTCGCCGCGGTTCTTCTGGAAGCGGCGGACGGCGTCGTTGATATAGGAAAAGGACGAATATCCCCTGGACGGGGCGACGATAGTGTTCAAGTCTTCCACGGCCCCCGCGATAACCTGGGAAAGCGCGTCCTTTTCGACCCAGGCTTCGCAATAGGTTTCCTGGGTTGACCAGGTCCGACGGAAGTTTCGGTTTTCGCAAGTCCAGACGGCGGCTTCCAGGAAGTCCAGGGGACTATCGAAGGCGCGGTCTTCAATGGACCTTGAACGGTCCACGATACGGCGGTCGTCCACTTCCCGCGCTTCCCTGGCCTTGACCAGTTGGGCGGAAAGGCCGTTGTATGCGGAACGGCGGTTCGGGATAAGGCCCGCGGCGACCAGCCTGTAATAAATTTGTCGAAGCGTCAAGGCCATGTCATATTGACGAATGACCCCGTTCACGGCGTTTACAGTGTCTTGATAATTCATTGTGTAGATTTCCCCCTTTCAACCACGAAGGGCCCCAGGTTTCGCGTCCTGGGGCCCCTGGCGGGCGTTCCTGTTATTTCCGAAGACCTTCGTTCAATACCTTCGCGGCGACCCTTTCCAGGTGATACTTGTCTTCGCCCTGGTATCCCTGGGCGGCCCTGGTCAATGAGTTGGTCACGCCGAACAAGGTGTTTTCGGGTTCGGTCAAGAAGGCGTCCATTGCCGCCTTGAAGTCGTCCTGGGTCATTTCGTTGGTCTTGTCCTTCGCGACCCGTTCCAGGTAGTTGAAGGGGTCGTCAATGGCCTTTTCCAGCGAAGCCTTGAACTGTGATAATACCTTCGTGCTTTCCAGCTTCGTTTCTTCAATGGTCGCCTTGACCTGGTCCCGAAGCTTGTTCGTGTCCCCGACGTGACGGAAGCGACGCATTCCGCCGCCTTCCCCGCCGCCGATAAGGGCGTTCGAACATTTCAGACGCCAAACGACGCCCGCGATTGTGACGGACCGAAGGCCGACTTCAGAATTCGAAATGTGAAGGCCAGTCTGGACCACGTCGCCGACCCTGATTTCTTCTTCCGTGTTCGGCCAGGTGATTGACAAATGAAGGACCTGGTCGTCGGTATGATACCAGCGGACGGTCCCGTCGCCGATATAGGGTTCGGCGATTGTCAAAAGTTCCAGGTCGTCGAACGGTTCGAAGTCGGCGGACATAAGCGCGCGGACCTTGTTTTCGTCAATGATACGAAGAAGAACTTCCTTGTCGTAGTGGTTTTGAATAAGCCAATTCAGGTTCAAGATTTGAAGCTTCGGCGGAAGCTTTTCGAAGGTCCGCTTCGCGAAGTCCAGGCGGGACAATAGTTGCCCGTGTGCATGGGGAAGAAGGCCGACGCCTGGGTCCTGGGGACGGGGGTCGTTCGGGTCCTTGAAGGGGACCAGGGCCCCGCCCGTTCCTTCTTCGATAACATACTGGAAAAGCGGAAGTTTGGTCGTTCGGTCGAACGGGTTATGGTCCGCGGACCACTGGCGGGCTTCCCCGATAACGTCGGCAAAGGCGACTTCGCGCTGGTTCAAGCGGCGAATGTTTTCGCGGACGCGGGCCTTTTCGGTTTCATTCAGGACGGTTCCCTTTTCGTTAGTGTGTCTGATTTCGGTTGTCATTGTTTCGTATCTCCCTTTCGAATTTTATTTCGGGCTTTCGGCGGTTCCCGTTCCGCTTATTGAATTTGATATGTCGTTCCCTTGAACAAGTGTGTCGTTTGACGAAGGCGGCTTCCGCATTGCGGGCACTTCTTTTCCGAAAGCTTCCCCAGGCGGCGGGGCCAAATGAAGCGGACGTTGCAATTGTGACAACGGCCGCTGATTTCCCGCTTGTAGTCGTGAACGTAACCTGGGTCAACCTTCGTCATTTTAGCTTCCATTGTTACCCCCTTTCGTTTATTGGGACTTCTTCGCCCCCTTCGGGCCCCGAACTGGTCGGAACGCGAAGGCGGGGAAGGAACCCCTTCCCCTGGTATTATGACGCGGCTTCGTTCAAGGAATTGACGGCTTCGTCCAGACTGGAAACGGCGTCGTCCATACTGGAAGAAGCGGCTTCGGAAGCTTCCCCCTTTTCGCCGCCCTGAAGACTTTCGGGCATATTCTCGAAGTATTCTTCTTCTTCTTCCTTCAGGCTTTCCAGTTCTTCCTTCAGGCTTTCCAGTTGTCCGCTTATGCTTTCCAGGGCCTTTCGACGTGTGTTGTTCATTCGTTCCTTCCTTTCGTTTTCTTCGTTATAGTTCGGCCACGTTCGACGCCAACACGACGCCATAAAAGGCAACGGCCGCGACCAGGCCGACGGCGGTCACGGGTTGCGTCTTCGGGTATCTTCGGCCCAGGCGGGCCAGGCCCCAGGCAACCAGGGCGGCGGGAAGTATCTTGACCAGGGGCGACGCCCAGGTTCCAGCGATAGGGGCCAGGACGGGATTGACTTCTTCGAAGCCGTGGTTCACGGCCCAAAGCGTCAAGAACGCGTCCGTCGCTTGTGCGGCGACGAAGGCCATTCCCAGGATTGCGACCAGTTTCTTCAATTTACTTCCCCCCTTCGACGGGGACCCAATCCCAGGTCCCCGTCCGTATGAATTGTTCTTCCTGGCCCTTGAAGTGTGAAGGGTCGAAGCTTCCGAACTTTTCGCAAGCGTTCAACCACATTCGGAATTCAATATCGGTCAAGGTTGTCATTGCTTCCAGGATTGCCCGAAGGTTAGCTTTCGGGGCTTCTTCGCGGTATAGGGCCAGCTTGCGATTGATAGCTTCCCATTCCTGGACTTTGGCTTCGTTCGTTGTCATTTATTCAATCCCCCTTCCGTCGGGCTAGTCAACCCGACTGTGAATATGATACTGCTATGTAATGCCCGTGTCAAGCCCCCGACCGTTTTCGTGCCTGTGAAATAGCTTCAGGTTGAAAGTATTTAGTAATAGGACTAAAGTCCTACCATGAAGAAAAGGAAGAAGGACCGCGGTCCGCGCCAGGTGATAATCGTCGGGAACCGTTGTCCAGGTTGCGGAAGGACAACCAGGCGGACGGGGCTTTGTCTTCTGTGTCAATCTACCAGCGGACCAGGGGAAGGCCCGCATTTGCGACCTGGCGGCCGCTGAAGTGGTTCCTGGAAATAGTTCGGGCCCCAGGGGAAGCCCGTTTCCCCCAGGGCCCTATCCGAAAGGAAGACCCCGCCCGTCATGGGCGGGCCCCCGTTAAGGGGCGGTTGTTCGCCGCGATTTCAGTTCCTTGACGTCGCGTTCCGCGGCAACCAGGCGACCGTCAATGGCCGTCGAAGTAACGCCGCAATGGTTGACCATATCGTTGACCTTGTCATTGATAGCCGTCAACCCATGCTTCGGGTCGTCAAGCTTCGTGATTATGTTTTCCTGGTTCAATGCCAGGCGTTCGTCCCTTGAAGCGGCCGCGGTCCCGTTCTTCCGCCAGGTTACAAGGACCCCGCCGACGGCGACGACCGCGACAACCATTGACGACCCCGCGACGATAATTTCGATAGTCATGTTTCAATTCCCCCTTTTCGTTTCTAGTTTATGAAAGGTCTTCTTGTGCTTCCAGGTCGGCGAATGTCAAATGGGCGACGTTCGCCCCGCCAGTCGCCAGGCTTTCAAGTATAATTTGCCAGTCCAGGTTCCCCGTCGGAAGATTGGCGGTCAAGGTATCAACAAGGGTCCCGTTGATATATACTTCGACCTGGGTCGCGGATATAAGAAGCATTTCGACGACGTATCGCGTCGCGTTCGATATACTGGCCGCGCTTCCCGTATTGACGGAAGTCCCGTCGCCACAAGCCGCGAACCATGAAGCCCCCGCCTTGTAAAGTCCGAAGAAGTTTTCCCCCGCGACTGGCGTGTCCGCGCTTGTCTTCGTGGCCCGAAAGCCGATGAAGGCGTTCGTATAGGCCGACGTCGCGCGGTCCAGCGCGAATTCGACTTTCAGATATGGCGACTTTGTCGCGGCGAAGGAAGTATCCTGGCCGCTGTTTTGTTCGGTTTCGTTGTAGATTTCGGCATCGCCCGCGCCGTCTTCCTGGACGTCAAGGACGCCCTGGTTCGCCCCGCCGCGGGATATGCCGCCGTTCCCATTGTTCGCTTGTCCCATTTGATAGTCGGACGCAACGGTCCCGAAGTCTTGTTGAATGAAGGGCAAACATTGGCGGCGTGTGAACCTATGAAGCGAATATCGTGGTCCAGCGTATAGCTTGTCGAAGTGTCCTTCGTCCCAGGGGTTCGTCGAAAGCCCGACCCGTTCGGTTCCAGCGGAAGGGACCAGGTCGTCTTCCAGTTCAATGTCCAGGCCCGCTTCGCCCTTCAGATATGCCAGGTTGTTGACAATGTCCGTGTTCCAGTCCGAAGCCGTGACCAGGTATCCCGTCGCCCGTATTGTCGGAGTTGTCCAGGCCATAATTTAACCCCCCTTCGCCGCGGTCAATAGTTCGGCGGCGTGTTCGTTGTTTTCCCGTTCCAGGTCTTCGACCGTTTCCCTGGGCGTCCAGTTGCGATTGTCCAGGGGACGGACCAGAAGAAGTTCTTCAATCCTGGCGCGGTCCTTCGGGAATTCCAGGCGTCGAAGCTTGTGTCCCATGTAAGAATTCTTACACGAACAACAAAAGAAGACGCCTTCTTCCCAGGCATATTCGGCCCCGCCGCATTTCGGGCAAAGGACCAACCAGTTTCCCTTGTTGACGAATGCCTTCACGGGGAAGGTTTGTTCGTCAACGGGTCTTGTCGGTATCCCGAAGCGACGGCGAAGCTTCCCCAGGGTCCCGCGGTTGAATGTGTCGAAGTTCATTTCGAACCAGGTGTTCGCCGTGATAAGTTTCATATATCCCCCTTTCGAATTAAAATCCAAGTCTTGTCGTCAAGCCTAGTTCCCCGAAGCCCGCTTGTCCTAGTAACCAGTAAACGCCTTCGGCGGACCCGTCGGCCGCTTCCAGTGACCAGGTTGTTTCCCGAACGAAGCCGCCTTCGTTGAAGACGTATTCCTGGACAACCTTGTTGATATAAAAGTCGGCCGATATTCCCAGGAGTGACGACGTTATCGTGACGCGGTCGCTGATATGACGGGCCAGGGTCGCAATGTATATCGTGTCGTCGGGCCAGCCCGACCGCGCGACGAACTTCGCCTGGACGGGAACGGCCGTCGGGGTCGAATGACGGGCCTTCAGGTATTGGGCGAATGCCAATATATCATTTGGGTTCGACTTGAAAGGCGTGTCAATCGGAAGGCTTCGCTTGCCGTATGTTTCTTGACTGGTCGTGTCTTCTTCGATAATGGTCATATTGTCTTCGCCGAATAAGACCCCGTATATCAGAAGCGTTCGGTCGGACGGGGCCCCCACTGGCGGGCTTCCTGGTTCCGTGATATATGCCGCCTGGGAACCCGCGTTCGTTATCGTGAACTTGACCGCCTGGCCGTATTGTAATTCGGTTATTGTGATATTGGCCCCGACGTCGGTCCCCGTTCCGTCGGGTTCCGTGTTCGCGTCCCAATGGGTCCCCTTGACAAGCGTCGTGTAGCTTGAAAGCGGGACACTAAATTCGGCCCATATTACGACCGAAGAATTCTGCGGGACGAAAGGCGCGCCAGCGTCGCCAGTATGGGCGGACCATACCAGGTCGTCGTCAATGGTCGCCAGGTCGTAACCGCTGAAAAGCTGGACCGCCCCCGCCAGGTATCGGCGGCCCGTGACAATGATTTCGTTATACAGAAGCCGCTTCGAATATTCATACGCCAGTTCGACCATTGTTTCGTCGAAGGTCCCCTGGGAAACAAGACCGTCGCCCAATATGCGGGCGTGTCGGTTTTCGAACCTGGCGTCGCCGTTCGGCTTGACCCAAAAGCGGCCGTTCTCGACGGCTTCCAGGGTCCGAAATGCGTCCAGGGCCTTCTTCTTATGGAACCAACCGACCGTCAAGCTATCAATCCCCGTGTCAATGTCCCGCCTGGTTGCGGACCATGCGGCGGCGTCCAGGACCGCGGCGGCAAGTTCGCCCGTGTCGGTATCCGTGAACAAGGCCGTTGATATTTCGGTCCCCGCCAGGTCGTCCATTCCGTCAAGAACTTGAATATATGCGATAAGGTTGTCCTTTTCAGCATGGGGGACAATGCGGTCAATTCGGCCCGTGAATATCGGATATAAAACGCCCTTGTATATTTCGCGCTGTGTTATCCTGGCCCCCAGGTATAACAGGCCATAAAGCGGGGAAGCGGCGTTGTCGGGCGAAAAGTAACCCAGGTGATTGTCGGCCGTGAATTCGGCCAGGCCCGTCGTCGCCTGGGCCAGTTCGTCGTCCCAACCGATTTCGCTTCGGGCCCCCAGGATATATTCAGTAATGTCAACCTGGAACCAGTCGTCTTCGTCGCCCAACCATATTCCAGGAAGGTCGGGGTATGAAGCGTCTTCCCCGTAAAACGTTTCGCCGCAAGCGGTTTCAATGACGGGGCGGAAGTGGACGGTCCCGCCTTCAGGAATGTCAATGTCGGCCGTGAATGCGTCGCCCTTGACCTTCGTCGTCTGGTCGGCCGTGACGTTCCCGTATGCGATAGTTTCGCCCCATTCGAAATATACAGTCGCTTCTTCGCCTTCGTCTTCGACCAGGGTCCCGTTCAATCGAAGCTGGTCCCCGCCAATGTCGGTCGAACCGTCGTTCGATACTTCGGCGTTCGCCCAAAGCGCAATCACGCGGACCATGTCGCAAGCGGCAACCCCGAACCCCGCGGCATGGCCCAGGGTCACGCCAGCGACCAGGGCGTCAAGTTCGGCCAGGGTCCAGGCGTTCCCCGTGTTCGGGTTCGTGTAAAAGATTTCGCATACCTTGTTCGGGTTGTCGTTGTTTATATCGCCCGCGGTCCCCGTGTATTGTGTCGAATGGGTCCGAAGTTCCCGCTTGTATTTCCCGTAAGGATACGAATTCTTCAGAAGGTTCGCGCGCCATTTGACTTTCATAATGGCCGTGTCGCGAATGACGGGGTTCGTCAAGGTGTAAAGGTCCGTATAATAATTGTCGTTGTAATATAGGTCTTCATAAACGAAGTTGCCCGAAAGGTATCCCCACCAACCAGCGGCGTTCCATTGGCTATCGGCCGCGCGGCAAAGTATATAATGGGCGATTGTCCCGCTTGAAACGTGCGGGTATCCGCCCCCTGGCGAACTGTCAAAGCGTATCCCCTTTGAATAGTCGCCCGACGGGAAAAGATAATCAACCTTCGAATTCGTCAAGAAGGGTATTTCGGGCCCGTAGTCGTAACCGTCCGAATTCATGGCATAGGCGCGATAATAGTATATCTTCGAAGCGGTCAAGCCCGTGACGCCCAGGGTGAATTCCCCCGTTGAATATCCGCCGACGTCTTCTTCTTCCGTGAAGGCGTCATATCCCGACGCGCCAGGCGCGACGTTGCCAGGGTCCGATTGACTGGTCAAGCCATAAACGAACCCGCGCTTCGTAACGTCCGTGTCGCCCAGGTCGTCAATATCCCCCTTCAGGGTCGCCGTCGTTTCGGCCTTCGCCGTCGGTCCCAGGGTTTCCACAATGGGAAGCGGGTCAATGGTCGTGAAGGTTTGTTCTTGACCGTATTTCCAGCCGTCAACGGTATGGTTCGCCTTCGCGCGGTAATAATAGACCGTGTTCGGCGTCAATGCGGGCGTGTCCATTTCCAGGGCGTAATCGCCTTCTTCGAAGGTAGCGGGGACGTCGGTCACGTCGTCGGGATAGACCCCCGAAGTGGTCCCCCATTCGAACCCGATTTCGTCAATGTCGGTCGCGTCGTGAAGGTATCCGTTGCCCGTTGCGGCCCTGGCGCGGACATTGGTCGCGGGAAGTGTGAAGACGGTCGGAAGACCGTATTCGCGGAAGTCCCATTCCCCATGTCCAGTCCAGGTTGACCCGCTATCAGGCGACCGCCAGCCGTCCATTGAAGCGTTGTTCGTGTAATACCATTGAAGTAAGTTCGACGAATTCCCTGAAGACGTTCGGCATACGATAGCGTATTCGGTCGCGGCGTCCAGGATTTGAGTTGAACCCAGGTCGAATTCATACCAGGTCCCCGCCGTGTTCGTGCTGATACTATCGGCGGCCATTGTCGCGGATACCAGGTCCGCCCCCGTCGGCTTGCTGGTCACGGGGTCAACGGCCCGAATTGCGACCGTCAAGGTCCCGATACCCGAACCGATACGGTATAGCTTCAACCGAACGTTCGAAATATAATGCGTGACGTCGGGGGTCCATACAACGGACGCCCAAAGCGCGGCCTTGAAGTCGTTCTTCCCCGCCCCGCCCGTGTTTTCAGTGAGTAACAACGGCGTTGACATTATCGCCCCAACCTTTCGCCTTCGCGACTGAAGCGTTGAACCTTCGCCCCGAATTGCCTGGCGTCGGCTTCACGTCCCCCGAAGGCGGCGGTATTGATATTGACGGTTGAACCGCCCCCGCCGAACCCGCCTGTCATGGCGACAATTCCAGCGGTCGCGGCCGCGGCGACGCCAAGCCCTATCGCTATTTTGCCCCAACCGACGGGACCCGAAAGGGCGGCGACCAGCGTTTGAGTTATCGCCAGGGCCCGAAGCGTTGTGATAAGGTTCCGAACATACGGAAGCATGGTCCCAATGGCCGCGACGGTCGAAAGTATCGCCCCGCCCGTCATAAGGAAAGTCGCCGCCGTCTTCGCCAGCGGGTTTTCAAGTTGATTGACCAGGGACCCGACGGCCGTGAACGCGCTTCCCATTGCTGTCAAGGCGGCGTTCAACTGAAGGGCCTGGATTTGCGTTTGTTGGGTCGTTTGGCCGAACTGAAGCATTCCCGCGGAAGCTTCGTCCTTCATTCTCATTACGACCGTGACGGCCGCTTCATTTGCCATAATAACCCCCCTATGGTTGCCAGTTCCCGCCGTATTGGGCGACGTTCTTGACGCCCCTGTAAATCAAAAGCCTTTCGATAAGGCCCTGGTCCATTTCGTCAATGACCTGGGGCGGGAACCCGATTTCATTTATTAACATTGCTTCTTCCATATCAGGCGGCAACGTGTAACGTTGCGGCATATTGAACGCCAGGAAAAGCCCTTCGCCTATTTCCCGCCGCCGCCTTCTGCTAAAGGGCCCGCGGCCCCGAATAGTTCGTTGACCTTCGCGACCAGGTTCCCCCGTAAACTTTCGGGGATACTGTCAAGCGTTTCCTGGTCCACGGGACCGAATGACCATTCCTTGACCTGGCCCAATATCAGGACGTCGTTGACGGCGTCGAAGTCTATCTTCGCCAGGTCAACTTCAACGTGGTCGGCCCCTTGAAGTTTCGGGCCGTCTTCCTGGTTCATTGAAAGCTTCGGCGACGGACCCCCATAATTCAGGAAGGGCCGCGTCATGGCGTTGATTTGCCTTTGCGTCCCGTGTCGAAGTTCCTGGAAGAAGACGGCGAAGTTCCCCTTCTTGAAGGGACCGAAGCCGCTTCCCCCGTCCAGGTCAACCTTGATTGTTTTCGGTTCGTATGTCATGTCTTCCTTTCCCCCTTTCGCTTTTATCAATACGGGCTTTTATGCTGAATAGGTTGTTCGGCCGACGGTTCCGTTGACCTGAAGTTCACAACGGGACTTGACCAGGTCGCCGACCCTGGAAATGATACGATAGTCGCGGACCCAGGCGTTGCCGCTGTATTTAACGTCGCCGTTGCCTTTCCCTTCTGGACCGTAGTCGAAGGCGACCGCCGCGCTATGTGTGCGAAGCGGACCCAGGACCGTATCGGAACCAGTCGAAGCGTCGTCCGACCAAAGCAATTCCAGGGTTATCGTCGAATTTTCAAGGGTCGGATACCATTCGCGGCCGCTGGAACCCAGGTTCGAAGCTTCGGCCAGTTCACGCGGACCAGGAAGGCCGTCAATTGATATGATATACGGCGTTATGTCCCGAAGTTGGGAACCCGTGTCCGTGATTTGGAATACTGATTGTTGCGCGTCGAATACTGCCATGTTCTTTTCCCCCTTTTATATAGGTTTCCCGCTGATATAGGCCCCAACCTTTTCGCCCATTTTATTGACAATGTCCTGGACCTGGGGCATAAGTCGCGTCAATACGCGGCGGTGATACGGGTTCGGAAGCGCGGGCCCGACCCGTTTCCTGAAGAATTCCTGGGACCCGATAAAGAAGTGAAGGAATTTCGCGTTGATTGCTTCAACGGCCCCGCGGCCTTCGCGGACAATGTATCCGTAGTAAACGCCTTCAGGCGACTTCGCCGCCTGGCGTATTTCAAGGACCTGGTTCATTGCCCCGCCGATAATCTGGAAGACGGTTGACCTGGCAAGCTTGCCCGATACCTTCGGGGTTTCCGCCGCCAGGGGACCCGTCCCCGTCGCGGGGACGAATAGCCTTCCCAATTTCCGAAGCCCTTCGTTCAAGGTTATTCGGGCGACCGTGTCCCCCGCCTTGTTCACGCGGTCATTGAACGCGGTCAATTCTGAATAATCGAATTCGCTTCCAGCCATTATTCCGCCCTTCCTGGGTTGGTTATTTCGAAGACGACCAGGTTGTGACGTCGCCCCCGATAGGTTCCCTTCCGTTCCGTGATAACGTCGGCCGTCGGCGAAGAAGTCATAAGGGCCTTCTGGACGTCGGCCGTCGCGTTCAAGCGCGGGTATGACGCCAGGGTATCAATGACCTTCTGCGTTTCGGTTCCGACCCGTGTGTCCAGTTCGGTCAAGGACCCGCGCCAGGGGACCAGGACGTCCACGTTATAGGTCCAGGTCCGCCGTTCAATCTGAAGGGTCAATTCTTCCTTCCCCATGTTCGCGTATGACACAACGACCAGGCGGGCAAGTCCTTTCCCCAGGGCCCGCTTGTCGTATAGGTAGCAATTGCCGTCGTCGAAGTCGGCATGAAGCTTGATTGTCCGAATTATCCCCGCTTCGATAATAGCTTGTGACATTATATGTCCCGCCTTCCAGGGTAGTCGTCCATTCCCCGCGTGAATATCGGGTTCTTTTCGTTCCCTTCGTCGTCTTCCTGGGAACCAGCGAAGACCCTGGAAACGCGGCCAACCCGACGGCCAGCCCGAAGTCGTTCTTCCCGAATGGCCTTCAGCGCGGACTTGAATTTGTTCGCGTATGTTTGGGCCCTGGTAACGCCAGGCGTTTCGACTTCTTCGACGGGGTCGTATCCTTCCGACGGGACCGTGGACAATAGGACCGCGGCCGCCCCGTAAGCATTCGCCGCCTTCAGGAAGGCGTATGCCGTCGGCCAGTCGGCTTCGACCACGGGGACCGTATATCCGACCTGGTCCAGTTCACGGTTCAAGTCCGACGCGGCGTTGTCCAGTTCGCTTTCGACCTGGACCAGCGTCGGGACCGTGTCGGTATCAAAAGTTCGGCTTTCGACAATGTCGCCGATAAGCCGTTCAATGTCTTCGTGTTCGGCGTAAGTGTTCGCCCCGACTGTCATTGACTTGTCCCCCTTTCGTTATATTTGACCGTTCGCTATGAGCAACGACGCGGGTCCGCCGCTTCCCGCGGGGACCAGAAGCGCGTTGCCCCATTCTTCGAATACGGCGTCGAAAGCGTTGACCGCCCAGGTTCCCCCGCTGTCATTGCTTGTAAGCATATTCCCCCGCGGATATATGGTTGTCGTTTGGTAACGAAGTTGAAGGAAGTTCGAACTATCCCCGCCCGTGGTCCTGTAAACCATTGAATACTTTGTCCCCGCGGCCAGGGCATAAGGCGTCCCCATTGTTACTTCGTATTTGATACCAGGCGACGACGTCGTTATCCCCGCGGTAGCAAGGGAACCCAGGGCAAGGTCGGCCCCCGTCGGCTTTTCGGCCCCGTCAATGGCCCGAATGCCAATCTGAAGCGTTCCCCCGCCGTTCCCGACGCGATAGACTTGTATCCAGACGGCGGTTATTTCATGGGCGGCCTGGGGCGTGAAGGTCATTGCATACCACTTCGCCGCCTTGAAGTCATTCGAAGTTCCACCAGTGTCGTTATATTCGAATTTCGTTGACATGACGCCCCCTTAATTGAACCAGACGCGAATAATCGTTGACACGTCCAGAAGTTCCAGACTTGCCCCCGTGACTGTGACCCCTTCGCTTCGTTCCGTTTCTTCGGACCTGAAGTTATAGGTCCCGTTCCCGACGACCTTCGAAGATATGTCGGTCGCCCCGAAAAGGACTGGTCCGCCGCGATAAGCGTCGCCGTCAACCTGAAGCCCGTTCTGTGCAAAGGTCAAGGCGACAATGTCGTCGGTCCCCCAGGACCCCGTCGAAAGCTTGACCCGAAGGGTCTTCGCCGCGGCCGCGATTTGGTTTTCGCTTGCCGACGTATCGAAAAGGGCCCCGATAACCAGGACCAGGTCGGCCCGCGCAATCGTCAAGCCTGAAGGAAGGTCCGCAACGACCACGGAAGGGAAGTCCAGGTCCGCGGCAACCGCGGGAAGGACCACAATTCCCCCCGCTGAAGCGACGGACGGGAAGACCATATCAGGTCGGTCGCGGTTCAAGGCGTCCAGGTATCCCGCGCGGGTTGCGTTGTAATTCCCCAGGGCCGTCGCAAGGGCGGCGGTCCAGGAAGACGCCAGGGCCGCGCTATCGGTCCCCCGCATAGCGGCCAGGGTCTTCAGTGTCACGTTGTTGATGTTTTCAAGATAACCAGCGCGGGCGGCCGTCAACCTGGTCAAAAGGTTCCCGACGTCGGTCGGAAGGTTGGCCGCGGCCAGTTCGTCAAGATACCCCGCCCTGGTCGCGGATAGCCTGGTCAATAATGTCGTGACGTCGGCCCCAATCGTTCCGACGTCGGCTTTGTTTCCTTGTGGCGGATAACTCATTATACTTTCCCCCTTTTAGGTTTCGTATTCATGGGACCCGACGAAGAAGTCCAGGGTTGCGTTGTCGGTTCCGTTCTTGACGCGGACCCATACCTTGTCGGTCCCGCAAGTTCGGCGTTTCATTATGACTTCCACGGGCGAACCCTTTCGGGCTTCCATAACCATAATGTCGGTATATTGGCCCGCGGCTTCAGCGTCGCCCATTGTCCCCGACCCGTATATAATCCGAATGACGAACGGGTTCGCGTTGCTTGCCGCCTGGACTTCAATCCTGTGAAGGTCGAACTTTGTCATTCCTTCAATCGCGGGCGTGTCGTCGGTTCCCAGGACCTTCGCTTCGTCGTTCAAGTCGGCCCCGAAGTCGCCGTTCCCGCTTATGGCGCGGAAGACGGTCAAGCCCGCTTCGACGGCCCAATCGTTCCCCGACTGGTCCGCGGACTTGCCGAACCAGCGTTCGCGGTTGTGAAGGTGACGTTCGACTTCCAGGGCTTCGGCGAAAGTGTTGTCCAGGACAAGCGGCATATTGGCGGCCGCCAGTTCGTCCAGGTATGTCGCGCGGACGGCCGAAAGTCTGGAAAGGACGGTCGCCAGGTCCGCCGCTTTCGCGACGGTTGCGTCCAGGGCGACCTTCGCGTCCAGGGACGCCAGGTTCGCCGCGGTCGCCAGGCCCGAAGTATCGGCCTTGTTACCTTGCGGCGGATACGACATTTTACTGTGTCCCCCAAAGGATTTCCTGGACAATGAACTTGTCAATATTCGCGTTCTGGTCGGCCTGGAAGTTGACGACGTCGTCTTCGTCCACAAGCATATCGAATATATGAAGCGCGCCAGCGGTCAATTGCGCGCCAGCGTTGAATTCCAGGGTGACTTCACTTTCCCCGTCGCTTACCAGGGCCGAAAAGACGGCGGCCGTGTCCAGTTGAACTTGAATGCGGAAAAGGCAAGGCGGGTCGGAAGGGGTCAAGTCGGCTTCAAGGAAGTCGGTATTCGCCAGGATAGCGTCGTCGTGAATATGGGCCTTCTGAAGTGGAATTGCTTTCCGTGTGACTTGCCTGGCGTTGCGGTTATCTCGCGAAGTTGCTTTCGCTGTCATTTGATTGTTACCCCCTACATACTAATTCGGGACGGCCCCCCTGGGCCAGTAACCCGTATTCGGTTGTCGAAGGGGCCCCCAGGTATCCCCAGGGGCCCCAGGATTGCTATTTCGCCGCTTTCATTTCGGCGGCCATGTCAACCAAAGCCGCGGGCATGGGGGCGACCCCTGGGCCCATTTTCTTCGGTTGGTCAATCTTCGGGAATTTCTTCGGATTGCTCATTCAAGCCCCCCTTTGTTTATTCGTTCCCCAGGTTATTCTTCGTAGTGGTTGTTCGATATGCTGTAACCGTCGCCCTGAAGCGTTGCGACCGTTTCGTCATAGGAACCCGTGTCGGTCGCGTTGCCCGTGTAGTTATCGCATATTTGGCCGTCGCCCGCCTGGGCCTGGTGATTGAAGAACTTCGCGGGCGAAGCGGGTCCGATATTGTGGTTGCCTTTAATCAAGACCTGGCGAAGATGTGAAGTGGCCTTGACTTCAATACAGTATTTCCCCGAACCGATATTATAGAAGCGGTTCCGTTCAATGCCGTAATTCCAGCAACCTTGTGCCCCGTCGTCCTGGAAGTATATCGCGGCGGAAGTGTAGCCCGTCCATAGGCCGTCGAATTCGCAATCTTCAATCTGGTTGTCGGCCCCGCCTTTGCAAAGGATAGCGTATGCCTTCGCAATCCCCCAATGGTCGAAGCGACAATTCTTGATAAGCGACCAGCCGCCAGCGGAACCGCCAGCTTCGCCGCAATCAATTTCCAGGGAAGCCCCCGCCGCCTGTGAACCGACGAAGCCCAGGCCAAGAAGGATACAGGGTTCTTCGATAATGGCCGCGGGTCCGTCGGTATGCGAACCGTAAATGGCGTGATATTCGCCCATTGCGTTCGGGTTCCCCAACTGGTCCGCCATGACCAGAAGGCCCTTGACGTCGAACGTGACTGGTTCCGTGACCGTTTGGGTTCCCCTGGTCGTGTGAATGACGTCGCCCTTCCAGTCTGTGCAAAGGTCAATCGCGGCTTGCATGGTAAGCTTCGCGGCGTCGGGCGATAGGCCCGAATTGTTGTCGTTGCCGTTCTGGTCGTCAACGTAGTAATGGGTTCCCAGGGGATTGAAAACGTATCCCGCCAGCATTCCTTCAGTTGAATTCGCGACCAGCTTGTCGAAAACGTGTCGTCCTCTCCATCTTACTGTCATTTGATTATTCCCCTTTTCAATTTGATTTCGGTCGGGCCCAGGCTATCCCCAGGCCCGCCGATAAGGTTTCGTTGTTAGCTGATAACCGAACCGAAGAAGACGCCCAGGTCGGCCCCTGTGACTTTATAGTCGAAGGCGTGTTTCCCTTTCAGGAAGTCGCGGTCGCGGTCTTCCTGGACCGTCGGAATTATCGCGGTTGTGAAGCCGCTTCCTTCCAGGTCCCAAACGAAGGTATATCCCGCGGACGGTTCTTCCAGGGCGGGGGCGGGCGGGACATACAGAAGAAGGGCGTTCTTGCCCCATACGAACGCCTGGACCGCGGCCGACGCCCCTTCGTTACTGGTCCGCTGGACGGCGGAACCGACCAGAAGACGTTCAACGTCCAGGGCTTCCGCGACCTGGGCTTCGGTTAGAATGCCCTTGCCCGTGTATTTATACATATCAAGAAGCAACGGGTGTCGGCGAAGTTTCGAAAGGACTTGCTTCCCGATAACCAGGGTATTCGGAAGGACCCCCGTATTCTGAAGGACCGTGTCGCGATAGGTGTCAATGTCGTCGGGCGGGTCGGAATTGTCGAAGTCGTCCCAGGCCGTGAAGTCGCTTCCGACGGTTGGGTTCGTGTCCCATACGGACGTCACGAAGACGTCGGCGGCGATATTGACTTCGCGGTTCAAGGCGAACTGATGTGCCAGCCAGTTCGTCCCCGACTTTTCAAGGTCAATCGCTTTGTCGGCGTTCTTCTTCTTTTCCCAGGGTATCGCGTAACCCAGGTGATAGATGTCGGCGAAGTATTCGTCGTTCGAAAGCTTCATGCGGCCTTCAGGATACAGGTCGCCAGGTGTTCGGCGTTCGACCTGGTTGGTCAACCAGGAACCCTTGTCCCAAACGTAATACTTGTCGCTTTGCTTCTCCACTGTAACCAGCGGGAAGACCTGGTCCGCAATGAACGACTTGTTCTTATACGCGATTGAAAGTTCGGACAAAGCCGCGTCAATGTGGACGTCTGAAGTGGTCGGGTTTCCGAAGTATCTTTTCATTGTAGAATTTCCCCCTTAATTTCGTTATTGTTCGGGCTTTGCCCTATGCGGCCCGCGCTGGACTGGCGAAGTTGAAGTCGAAGACCCCGTATTCGCCGTCGGCGTCCGCGCCTTCGATACACTGGCCGACGATATAGGCGGTCGTGTCGGAACCAGCTTCGCAAAGGGCGACCTTGCCGCCGCTTGCGATACGGACCAGTTCGCCCGCTTCGATTGCTTCCGCAACCACGGCGGGGGACCGACCGATTATCAGGACTTCGGCGTCTTCCCCGTCTTCGGGGTTGTTGATTATCAGGCCCGCGGGAATGTCGGTATCGGCGGACGTCAAGGCGATTGTTCGGTCGTCTTCGAACTTGCAACCGTAATATTGCTTCGAAGAAAAGTCGTCGCCCGACGTGAAGGTTTCGGTATGAATAAGCTTTTCATTCTTTCCCATTGTGAGAATTCCCCCTTTTCGTATTTTATACTATGCGGGACCGTTTACTGGTCCCAACCGTCGCGCCTGGCGAAATACAGGTCGGGACGTTCCTTCGAAACGGCGTCAATGGCCTGGGCCTTCGTCGCGTCCTTGTGGTCCGCCTGGTATTTCTTGA